AGGAACAATTTTTTGTAATTTTGCTTGTCCTAAAGTTATTGTAGGTATTACAACTTTATTAGGTATATCACTACCATCTCCTGTTGCAGACATGCCACCTCTAGGATATGCTGTAGTTGTATCCATAATACTTTTATTAACTAATAAACCAATTATATTTTTCTTTTTATTTAATTGAGTGTTTTCTTCTTGACCAAATCTTGCAGCTTGTGAATCTATAAATCCTGCAGCAATAGAACCTCTAGTTAAATCAACTTCAAGTTGGCCTGTTTTTTTATTTTTAGTTACAAATCCTCTTTGTTTTAAATTTTCAATTAAATCAGATGCAGACATAGCCGCATACTCTTCTCTACTAGCTATAAAATTATTATTTGTTGTAAATTTATCTGTTCCTGCTATTTGTACAGGTCTTCTTTCTTGGGTATTACCACTATCTTGTACTGTTTGCATAAAATTACTTTCAGCATTAGGGTCAATTACACATTGTTTTAATGTTTCATCATACACATATCCGGGAGGACAGGGGTCTTCTTCGGGTTCAGTAGGTGTAGTAGGTGTAGTAGGAGCTGTAGGAAATACTGGGTCTGGAGTTGAAAACGCATTAAGGTCTATAAAGTCTTTTGGTGTATTTGTAAGAGACCATCCTGTACCATCAAATGATAAACCCATATTATTTCCTTTATAATAAGTTGTTTCACTCATTTTGTTTTAAGCTGTTCCCTCAGTTTTACTAGTTCCTGCAGAGAAGCCACTTTCCCCTGCTTGCGGAATATTTCCTGTTCCGATGTTTCCACCACCAGACCCTGTAGGGTCATTTGGATTCGCTCCCGCAGGAGTTCCTCCATTAGAGGCCATTGAGGACTGTTGATTATTGTCTTGAGTTTGTTGGTTTCCATTAGCCATTCCCATTATTTTTGCAAAGATTGCCGCTTTCTCTGGGTCGTTTATTAATTTTTCTGGTTCTATATCTAATGATTTTGCAATTTCAGATAATATAGTATGCCATCTAACAAACGGAGCCAAATTTTGATTTGATGCTACTTGTAAGAAAGTCATTAATCGTTGTGACCTTACTTCTTTTTGCATCAATGATGTTGTACCCCTTGCCTTAACATGTAAGTCACCTTTTATCTCCGGTGCGTCTTCATTAAATTGCATATTCCATGCAAACAAAGTTTCACCTAAAGGTCGTAAAAGCATATCATCAATATTTTTAATAACTGTTTTAATACTAAGAGCTGCTGCTCCCATTAACATAGACATACCTGCTGCAGTTCTAGTTGTGGATTGCACACCTGTTGTTCCATGTGAATAAGATGGTATTCCTGTTGATTCATCTGCCAGTTGTCTAAATTTATCAAACATCATTAAATTTTCTGTAGATGTGTTTGGAAATTTAACACCATGTATAGCTTGTCCCGGCATACCACTTTGTCTTCTAAATATTTTACCCGGAAATACTTTCATATCTTGACCCGGTACTAACATTGTTTCATCAATGTCAAATACTAAATTACCTGCTAGTGCTAAATTATCAATTGCCATTCTTGCATGACCATTCATAATTGTTTGTGCATCATCCATATTTTCTGGAATACCTACACCAAAAAATTGGTAAGGGTTAATTTCGTATGGGCAAACTAAATAAGGTAATCTTGTTGGTGTAAATGGATTTAATACTAATCTAATAATAGTACCATTACACACCCAACAATTGATTTGGACTTCATCCATATCATCCATATTATCTTCTAATTCCAAACCTGCTTCCATTGCAAGTCGAGTATCCATTGTACCCCAAAATTCTAAAATTTCATATCTGTTTTTATCAGTGTCATTTATAGATTCTCTATCTTGTAAAGAAGATTCATACCCTCTAGCTTCATAGCTAGGCCCCATATCTAAAGAATTACGAATAGCTTCTTTTCTAAAAAATGGTCTATTCATTAAGTCTCTAACTTGAGAACGTGTATAAGTGTGTCGTTGAATTACATATTCAGCATCTTCGATTGTAATAGCATCTGGGTCTGGATAAAAATCCCAACATGATACGGACTCAATTTTTGGTACTAATTTTGTTTTAGGTTTATATTCATTTTTACCTGTTTCAGAATTTTTAACCCAATTATGACTTGATTGTTCATAAGTAAATGGGCCTTTAATAATTCCTGTACCAAGCAAAGATGCCTCAAATAGAGCATGTCTTAATACATTTACAGCACTTGATTCTTCTAGTTGGTCATGAATCATTTTTTCCATACGACCAGAAGCTTCTTCTGCAGGACTAATTTGTGGTTCTTTAGCACTATTATTTGCAGGGCCTTCTACAAAATCCGCACCATCATATTTATCTTTTAAACCATTTAAAATACTATTAACTGTAGCACCTTTTTCTAAATCTTTTCCATCACCCGGAAATCCATAAGGACTTTCTTGTTCTGGTTGTTCTTTAGGTTTTTCAGAAATATGTGCATACTCTGCTATATTTTCTGGAACAGGTGTTGGCTCTACTCCTACTGGAAATTTTCCACTAGAAAATAAAACTTCAATTAATTGACCATAAGCAGCAAGTACTTTAGTTTTAGTTATCTTAACAAATACTTTTGATTTTTCGCTTTCGGTAAAAGCCATATCGTTACCATAGACTCCTCTATAGTTTCTATACGCTCTTAACCAACGTTGCTCATCAAACTGACGAGCATTTTCTGCATCAATAAATTTGCTTTTAACTAAACCTGCAAGACCAGAAATGTCGTATTCCTGTTTCTTGTTTTTATTGGTATCACCTAAAGCTAAAATATCAGCTGTATCTTTTTTAGCCATTAATTATTTTCCGTCTGCTACTTTTGATAAATCACCTTGTTTGTACATTACTTTTGCAAATCCTTCTAAAGAAGAAGATGTTTTACCTACATCAGCAGATAATTCTCCTTGAGAATACATTTTTAACATATCTGATTGTGGTTTTTCTTTTGACATAAGTGTATCAGAAACTGATGACATTTCGCCACTTTTATATTTTTTCATTATATCCATATTGCTACCTCCTAGTAGTCTCTATCGTTTGCCATCTTCATAAAAGATGCTTCAACTTTGTTTTCTTTTTTCTTAGGAAATTCATTTGGTCTAGTTTCGTAGTTAGCATGAATTTTTAAATCTAACTCTTTACCTACTGGTTTATCTTTTGGATATTCAGCACCAAGGTCACCCTGTTTATATTTTGTTAATACTGGTTGTGGCATTATCCGCCCTCCTTAATTTTTAATCGTAAATAATCTAATAATTGTGGATTATCTACAAATACTGTTGTTAAACCATTAGTCAAACTATTTACTATTGATTCTTCCGCTCTCTCTTCTAACTCCATATTCCATTGGTATATTATGCCATGCATAATTTCATGTAATATTGTATTAGCGTGAGAAACTCCTTTTTCTTCTTGATTGTATCCTAGGACACCTTCTTTAATAAAAAATTGACCACTTGCTTCATTTGATGTAGCAACAGTCTGTTTCCATGCTTCTAGTTTATAATCTCTATAACCAATTTTAATTGACTCTGGTAATGTAGCATTACAACTACATAGTACTTCTTTTTTGTCCATACTATTTTTAGTATCCAAAGACTCTATCGGATGGTTTAAAAGTTTCTTTTTCATATCGGTTTGCATCATAACTTTTAGGATGTACAGTTCTACTCATAACGCCATATCTAAGTGCATCGTAAGCATGGTCTTCCGCATGTGTGTCTACATCTTCTGGATTATTTTTATCCACTGGTAACATAGGCATTGTTCTAGCAAGATTAATACAATTAGAAAATACTTTTAATTTTGGTTGTCCTGTATGTTGGTCTTTAGCTAGTAATCTATGTAATTCCATTTTACCTGCTACTCGACTTCTTGGTGACCTATCTGATGGTCTCCATTTACAGCCTTCTCTAATCATTGTCTCTGCAATACTAGGGCCGGCATCCCCTCGCTTTGCCCAAGTAGAAGAATCCAAGATTCCGTATCGAATATACTCGTCACGCTCTTTGTCCAAGACTTGTCTGGCAAATATGTCTGCTGTAACTCGTTTGGTATAATGTTCTCTGTATACCCAGAAATTGTTATCGAAGTCAACTGCAATCCATAATACGCAAGCCGCAGATGAATAGCCCCAGTCGCATGTTCTGAATCTGAACCAATTACCGGGAATGTTAAAAGGCTGAACAACATGGACAGACATATCAAATTCCGGAAACGCTGAATTTTCAAATGCACTCCAGTCTCCTTCTAAAAATTGTTTTCTTTGTACTTCTGGTAAAGATGATAACATAATCATGTAATCATCCGTTTGCATCAAATACGGATTATCTTGTAGTTTAGCCGGTATAAATCTTCTTGTTATAGATTTTCTACCTGCCATAGTGTCAATATGCACGTCAAACGCTTTATTTGGCTCACTAGGGTCTACAAACATCTCTTTGACCCATAACGACCCAACATTACCCGGATTGCCTGTAGCACGCATATAAACAGGAATATCGGGGTCTACACTTCTCAGTGAAGAACGTAAGAAATTATAAATCTCTGGAGTAGGGTATTGTGGTAATTCATCAACACCTATCCATGTATAAGATTGACCTTGGTAACGAAGAACGTCTGTTAAGTTTTCTGCGTAACCAAATTCAATTCTAGCACCGGAAGGAAATCGCCATTCTTTTTCTTGCTCTCTCCATTTAGCACCGGGATATGCTTGTCCATATAATCTTTGAGAATGATTAATCATATCTCTAAGTTCTGGCATAGAACGTCTAATTAATAAAGCTCTATGATGTTCTTTTGTACAATATCTTAAAGGGTCAATAAGCATGGCGTAGGATTTACCTCCACCTCTTGCACCTCCATAAAATACTTCTCTTTCCGATGAAGCCAAAAATTGCATTTGTGGGCCTTCATTCGGTTCAAAGATAATATTTTCTTTGACATGTTCCCTAACATTTTGAGGAAGTTTATCTACTTCCTTATCTGTCATTACAGTTGATTCTTTTCCTTTTAAAGCATCATCTGTTTTAAGAATATGTTCTTTTCTTTTTTTAGCATTGTGCAAATCATTTGTAGCTTTTTTAATTTTGTTATCTTGTCTTTTGATAACTCGTTTAGCTGCTTGCTTTGCTTTAGTTGCCGTACTTAAAATTCTTGGTTTTTGTGCAACTCCTCGGGGTCTTCCGAGATTTTGTTTTGGTTTTGGAGGTGGGATGTCCATCTATTATCTATAATTTTTCTAAGTCCAGTATGTGTAATAGGGCGACCAGTTTTTTGTGTTACCCATCTTGCTACTTCACGATACGAACAATTGTTTAAATATTCTTTCGCCTCTTCTAACGCATCTAATTCTGTTTGCACAGGTTCAATGTAATCTGAGTCTTCTGCTAATTTATATCCAAAGGGTATAACTCTAGCTTTTCTTTTAATTAATTGCATCTTTAGCCGGTAATATAAATATACCGTGAGCAACTTGCCCTGTCATTTCTATTTTATCTTTCTTCACAAGACCTACTCTATCCAGTATTTGTTTTGCCGCTTCCATTCTAATATTAACACCGGGAGTTTTTCCATCTTCATCAAGTGCATCTATTAAACCTTTTACTGCTTTAGCCGAATGTAACGCAAGAGAATATTCTGCTCTCTCTAGTATTTCTTCTTTTAAAGCCTTAATAACTTTAGGATAAGAACTTGGTGCATATCCTGCAATCTCTCCTGCTTTCTTCGGACTGCCATCAGCGTCTCCAAATAAAGCTGTAAGAAAACTTTCTTGTTGTTTTGTTAATTCTTTAGTTTCTTTTTTTATCGGTAACATTTTATCCAAATACTTTCCAAAAAGCTGCTGCTAATCCATAAGGGTCAGTTACAGGATAGCCTAAATGATTTAATTTAACTTTAGTTTTAGCTTTAATTTTTTTTACAGCCACTGGCTCTTTTGTTTCTTTTTTACTCGTTTTTCTTTTTTCCACTCTGGTGACTCCGGTATAATTTTTAACTCTTCTTTAATTTCTCTTTCTTTGTATCCACGTTCTGCAGTTGATAAAAGTTGTTCTCTCATTTTATCTTCTTTGCCACCTCTATCGGATAATGTTGCAATGTTAGGTGCAGTAATACTTAATTCTACAAAAGGGTCTCTACAAGGATTCTTTCTTTTATGTATAGGTAAATTTTCTGTAAAGTATTCTTTTTTCTTTTTATGATAATATTGATAAGTTGGCATTATATATCCGATTTTAATTCATGTTCACAACAGTTACAGTGACATTCACCACTACAACAAGAACCTCTATTGTCACAATGACAATCGTGTTGACAAATTACACAAATAGACATTATGTTTTTTTCTTATTGTTCTGAGCAAAAGTTCTAGCTGCTGCTACAGAACCAAATCCCCATTTTTTTAAAGCTAATGCTTTTCTTGTAGGCTGACCATTTGGTTTTTTCATCGGGCCTGCCATTCCTGCAAACCTTGCCGCAAAAGAAACTCTTCTAGGATTTTTACCTTTTGCTACAGGAGGTTTTAAATTACCACCATCTTTAGCTTCAAAATGTTTACGGCCTGCTTCGTTTAAGCCACCCGTTTTACTTTGATATCTTTTTAGTACCATTAAGCTTTAGCTATTTTCGGTTTCTTATGTGTTAGTTTTTGTGAATTTTTTGTGTGTTTAACACCAGTATGTAAAGTGCCATTTGGCATCTTATGTGTCTTGCCTTTAAATTCTTTACCACTAGGTAGATAATGAGGTACGCCTTTCATAGTTATGCCTTTTTATTTTTCTTAGAGTTAGGGAAGCCCGCCTTCATATTTGCATATGCTTTAGGGGTAATAGTAGATTTTTTCTTTGTATTACTTGTACC